ACTTGATGGGTGAATTAAATTATTATGACGTTAACTCCCTTTATATCTAACTGATCTAAACCAATAGATACTACTGTATCCATATAGTTGTAATTAGTATGATTTAAAACAACATTGTTGTTTGATAATTCTATATGTTTGTAATAAGATTCTTTTCTAGTTAAAAGATATATAATTAGTAATAAAAATAATAATACTATAATAATATATTCTTTTTTCATAAATCATATTTAACTATAAAAGTCATATCAGTGTTAGGTGAAATCATTATAGGTTTACCAAATTTAGCAACCATCAATAATTCATTATCATCATTGTATAATCCTATAGTAGTAGCATATGGATAAAAAGCTGAACCTGTTGTAAAATCTTTTAAAGAACCACTATAAATGTTAGTAACTAAGCTAGGATTATATGATAAATTGAAATCACTTTCTCTAACTATACAACGTATTTCATTTTCATAAACTATATGTTCATTTTGAAAAGTTATATTAAATGATGTAGCCGAGGATGTAGGGAATGAGGCTGAGTATGCTTGATTTGTCAATACTGCTATTCCTTGAGAATAAAATATATTTCCGATTTGTGTACTTCCTGTATATAAATTGCCATTTCCATCATCTGTTATTTTAAAGGTCGATGAGGTCATTGCAAAAGTATAAGGTAATATTTTAGACCCAAAAACTTTTTGATCAATTGCTAAAACTCTAATAGTTTGACCTACCCCTGTTGGGAAATTATTTTTAATAATGTTTGGATTAGTATCATATATAAAATATGAAGATGTAGGTCTAAATTGTGAGGCAGAAGCATAAGTATCAATATTAAACATTAATGATTGAGTACTTAATAAATCAGTAGGAGCATATGCTTGATAAAACATATGGTTAATAGAATCATATATCAATCTTTGATATTGATTACTAGACGTAGGTTCAATAGATCTATTACCAGGCGTAAAATTCCCGGTAATGTTAGCTCCTATGTAAATATTAAACGAACCACTTGTAGAAAGAGAAGCACTACTAACAGTCCAATTCTTATTTGCTACATAAGGTACATACGTAATATCAGGTCTACTTAATTTTTTGAAAGCTGACATACATATTAGTAATCCAGTTTAATTCTTATTAAAGCTTCTTTTGTAAAGTCTTTTACTAATGGTTTACTTAATTTAGCTACTGCTAATAATTCATTATTATCGTTGTACATCCCCACAGTAGTAACGTATGTTTGAGGGTTATTAATTAATGTGTTATATAATAAGTTACCATTAGCATCTATTATAGAAGGATTAGTAGTATAATTAAAGTCTCCGTTTTTAACTCTAGTGAAGAAATAACGAGATGATACTACTTCTTCAGACTGTAAAGTCATACTACTTGTTAAAGATCCTGAGAGTATAGAGTTATATAATTTTAAATGATTATTTTGAGCGGAGCTGGTTGCTAATGAAGCTGTAGGCACCCAAGGAAATAATTTAGAAGTAGAACCAGAAGCATTTAATATTATTACCCCTATATTAGGTAACATCATTCCATAATAAGAAGCAGAAGCAGCTGCAGTCCAAGGGGCACCGTTACTTCCACTAATTATATAATATACTTCATTCTCTCCTATAAATCGAGTTAAAGAAGTAGTAGTACTATCATCTGTTAAGAAAAGAGAAGCAGTACCGCCTGCCACGGATGTTCCATTGTTTAACACAAGGTTAAAAGATCCAGGTCTAAGTGCTTGTTTATATCTATCTCTTGAAACGTTTATTACATAAATTTCGCTTGCTGTAACATTGTTTTCAAAAGTAAAAACAGCATCCTCGGTTCCGTAAACTAAGTTTCTATAAGTACCATAAACTACACGAGAAGGAGAATATCCTTTTACGTTAGTATTAATAGGAACTGAACCGGAACCAGCTATATTACCATACTGAATAGAGAATTGAACAGCAGACCCGGAAGCTCCAGGAACACCATTATATACATCTACATAATATTCTGTATAAGTACTTGCTGTGTAAAAAGAGGATAAGGAATTGTTATCTCCAGTCCATAAACCACGTACTACGGTTTCGGCGCTTATTACTGAGTCTTCTGGATTATATCTTACAAATGACATATTAATTTATTATGTTGTTACTTTTGAAATATTGATAGGAATTGTTATTCTTGCTCCACTATCTCTTCCTATTACTGTTAAAGTAGTAGCTAGAGTAGTTAAACTACTACCGAATAAAGTATTAATAGTAGTTCCTGTTAATGTAAATGATTTACCTAAAACTGTTTGAGAAAGAGCAGCTCCCGAAGTTGTATTTAAATTTGAAGTAGTAGTAGTTGCTGTAACTCCTGTACCTTGGAAAGCTGATAGTAGTCTAATATCTGCTATAGTTGCTGTGTATCCATTGGCTTCAAAAGTACTTGTAGCTCCTAAATAATTTAAAGTTTGAGGAGTAATAGTAATTGATGCTCCTTGTCTAAGCGTAATTGTATTATACCCTAAGCTTACAACAGGTAATCTACTAGTCCCACGAGGAAGTGTAACTAATTTATATCGCATTATTTGCGTATCATCAGGAAAGGCTTGAATTATGGGTGTATTTTCGATTGCTTCCCCATAAAATGCTGATCCTGAAGGTTGATTAGGATTATATAAGGTATAATCTACCTCATCGTCTGCTAATGCAAATTGTGTAATTTGAAATGAACCATCATTTCTTGCCAACAATTCACGGCCTTTTTTAGTTAATACCGCATCTACTGTTATTGTTGTGGGACTTAATATTGCCATATTGTTATTTTAATTGATTGTATATATACTATAAATATATTAATTTTTAAAACTATTATATTACACCTTGAGTATCAGATAATATCTTCTGTTTTACTTCTTTAGTAATAGTATCGATATTTGATAATATATCAGGGGATATATCTTCAGGTATTATAAATCCATAAGAAGTCTGACCTACTGCTTTTGAAAATATAATATACATGTTTGTTTCATCTTGTCTTCTACTTAGTATTAAAAACTTTTTATATTTTTCTTGATATATATCATTAACATACGTAGAAGATAGGACAGTATCAAGCGTAAGTTGTAAATATCCTCCTATTAATGTATCTATAGATAATATTCTAGATTCAACATAACTATTATCCGAAAGTTGAACTACAAGTAAATCATAAGGTTTTATAGTTAAAGGATAGTTAACATCTCCATAAGTAGGATATAATACATTTACTGATCCTGTAAGAGGATTAGGTACAAATTGATATGTTGAATTTATATAATTACTTACATCTGATTTAAAAATCAATGTATTGCTTCCTGAGTTTATAGACGCTGTTGCGTTAATATCTATGTTTATAGAGGATGTATAAAAATAAGGGCAATCTAAAGTAACATATCCTGTAGAAACAGCTGCTGAACTGATGCTTAAACTTCCTTGTGTTATAGAAGCAGTAAAATTAGGATTACTAGCAGATATATTAAGTCTAAGACTAAGTTTATCTCCTACTGCTAAGTTAGTTAAAGGATTTGATCCTGTTTTATTAATTGTTAAAGTAGTGCTACTACTTACAAAATTAGATACAGTGTCAAAATTAGGAATATTCCAAAAATTACTACCTATTGTATCAAATTTATATAAATTATAGCCCGTACATGCTGTTAATACTACTGCTGTGTAACTAGTTGCGGCTGATGTCAGAGTATATATAGTACCTGGTAAAGGACCTGTTGTTCCTCCAGCATTACAAGTACCATCTGATTGGCTATAGTAACTCGATCCTAAACTCCAATCATAAAAAGCTGTTCCTGCTGGATAGTTGTTTGCTCCTAGTTTAATAGGTTTATTACTATATACTGTTCCATTTCTTGTTATAGTAGGAGCGGTTGTGCCAAATCTATATATGTTAGGTATACTAGAACCTGTTGTAGGATTAGAGGCTGTAGTAAATGTAAAAGTAGCAATATTAGAGGTAGCTAATATTGTTCCGTTAGGATGACTACTTCCACTTTTTACTAAAATTAAAGAACCAGTTATAGTACCCTGGCCAGGAGTAGGAGCAACAGGAGATATACTAGCTGAGAATCCTATTGATGCAAATAAATTATGATTGCCTCCTTCTTGTACAGAGTATGTAGGAGGACTTGCAAAAGTACCCGCTGTTAAATATGTTGATCCTTCTATAATATTATCAAAAATATCATTAACATAGCTTTGACTTATACTATGGCTAGGAGCAGTAGAACCACTAACTGTATAAGGAGATGTATTGTTAGCTGTAGCTAAATAACTACTAAACCCTGATAGATTAGTAAAATATAATTTATCAGATACACTACATGAATCAAAATATAATACAGGATCATATGAGTATCCACTTTCATATATATTTTTAGGACCATCCGTAAATCTTTGATTTGTAGCAAATTTCTGGTTATCGAATAATGCTACTGTAGTAGTGGAACCAAGAGAAAATAATCTTTGAACTTCTTCCCAATGTTTATTTCTTTGATTTAAATCAGTTAAATTTCCCGATTCATCTACTAAATATTTTAAAGCAACAATATTTCTTTGATTTAAGAAAGAACTAGATTCAATTTGAGTAAATAAACCTATTTTTCTAGAATAACGATCTATAGCTGCCGTTTTACCAAAAGAATCGTCTCCAGGGTATGTATCTGATGCTGTTGTATATGTGTTATAAGTTAAACTTGATACTTGACATCCTATATATCTAGAATTGTTATATGAGTCTAAATATAAGTAAGAATCTTGTAATTCAGCAGGCAGTAAAAGACTTTGAGTAGTACCATAAATAAGTTCTAATCTAGATCTAATATTAGAGTAGATACTTTGGGATACATTATTCAATAATACATTGAAATCTGAATGTTGAAAGGCGTATTGATCACTACTTGTTTGTAGAGGTTGTAAATATGGATTATAGTTGTCCTCAAAATATTGATTTATATTTACAATACTACCACTTAATTCTCCTGTATAGAATGGTTTTTTATCTCCTGATAAAAAGTCATACATTTTACCATATTGAACACTCATACTAGCTATACTGCTAGTCCCCGTATATATGCTTTGATTTGTAGAGGTATTAGGTTTAGAATAATTTACTTTATTTCTTTCTAAAACTGGAGAATTAATAGTAACTCCTGTGGATAGACTTGTTCTTGCGGGAACATAGTCGTTTAACATTTTAAATAATGAATTATCAAAAAATTGAATTAATCTGATGAATCCATTATAATCCATTAATGAACCTGTAAATCCAGGATATGATCCTGTTCCTTGATTCATATAAATAGTTCTTTGTGTATCCAAATCAGCATAAGAACTACTATACAAGAATCCAGGATCTCCTATATAATCATCTATTACCCAGTTAGGATTACTAGCTGAGATAGATTTTGATACATAAGTATCGATTTGACTTTGAGGAGAAAAAGATACATCTATGTAATTTTCATCGGCATTTCTCCATGCTGATGAATTAGAAGGCATTATTTGGAGACTAATAAAAGGAGATAATACACTACCTGTTATAGTAGTATTTATGGCTCTTATTTTACTATTATTATACCCTAATAATATATCTTTCTTTAAAGAACCGCCATATTCGTTTGTAGTTAAAATACTACTAGATATAGTACTTCCTGTGATGTATGTTCTACTAGGAATACCAAAGAGAGATATTAGTGTTTTTAAGCCAGCTGCTGTTCCTTTTTGTTTTAATAATAAAGGTAAATTATGATAAATTCTTTTATAAGACTCAGCTACTAAATCACCATAAGGTATATTATTTAAATAAGAACTTGTAGCACTAAAATCTATTAAGGAACTAGTAAATACGCTTCCTGTATTAGCTCCTATTAAATATTGGTTTAAGTTTATATTACCAAAGCTATTATAAACATTAATTCCTAAAGATTGAAGCATTATATATACTAAATCTCTAGAAATACCCTTATCTAAGTTGTTATTAGCTAAATTAATATCAGTAACTGATTTAATAGGTATCCATATACTGTCGAAAAACTGACCCATCATATTTAAAAAGGTCAGGTAATTTTGATTATTAGGATCGGATTGTAAATAGTAAGGTATACTATATTCTAAATTATTTACATTATATTGATCATAATTTTGAGAAGAAGTTAAAGCATTATTATACCATAATGAAGATGATACTGATGAGGTAGAAAATAATACGTAAGGTTTTATAGATCCTGATTTAGGGTATGGATTTATAGCGTATGTAGAAGAAGCTGTTATTGAACTAGATTCAAAATATAAGTAATATTCAAATCCGTCAAAGGCAGATATTATGTTATTTATACTTGATGATGCAAGAGTTATTTCTGATAAAAAACTACTTGTAAGACTAGCTGAAGGGGTATATCTCTGTATTAAATTAGAGTAGTCCTCTATTTGTTTTACTTTAGTATAAAAATTTGTTACTCTAGCTTCCGCAGATCCAAAAAATACAAAATTACTAAAATCAGTATAATCTACATTGATATCAATATCAGAATCATTAAGTAAATTTATTACTTGTCTATAAGATGAACTTTGAGAAGAAGATTGATATAAAACTAAACTATTATAATTTTGATAAGGAGTTGCTATTGTTCCTTGATCTTTAATTTTAATATCAAAATTAGGACCTCTTAGAACTGGTCCTGGGTCTAAATATATTAATTTATCTACATTTACTCTAAAGATCTGAGGTGTTACTTTTTCTTTAACTACATTAAATACTTGTTTCTCTACTATGTTAGCAGGTAAAGGTTCATATAGTTTAAATAATACTTCATAATTAGGTTCTACTTTATTTAATGCTATATTTACTACTAAAGATTGTATATTGTTTCCAAAATTTAATAAATAATCTTGAAAAAATATTGAACTAGAAGCAACATTAATTAAATTATTAACATTAGCTTCTAAATTTTCATTAGATGTATAAAATGACCCTACTCTTAATTCTGTTCTATCAGCTGATATTTCTTTTATAAAAAGATCAAAAGGTAAACTTAGAGGTATACGTTCAAAAAAATTATATTGTGTTCTAAATTCTCCAGAAGTATAAAGATCAGTAACGTCTTTAATAGGATCTATTTGAAGTATTGAAAATAATGAACTACTAGTTGATAAATTAGAAACTACTCCTACAGTAGCATTCTCTATAGATCCATCTATATTAGGATCTACTTGATAAGTAGGAACCTGTCCATAATCACTAGGAAGTTTATAATCTGTGTAATTTGAATTCTCATATAAAATATTTCCTTCTGGGTCGAATATATAGTATTCTATATAATCCTCGTTTTTTCCAAAAGTTTCTTGTATATTTTGATATGTTAATAATGATTCATCTCTAAAAGCATACCTATTTTGAGTAGTTGCTCCTTCAATTAAACTACCTGTTATTGCAATACTAGCCATTTTTCTTAGTCAAATCGTTTATAGTTTGCTGAGTTGTTAATAGCTCTTGTCTTAAAGAAGTTATTTCATCTAACAACGCCTGAATATCCTCTTCATTTATATTTACTCCTAGATAATCTGCTTCTTTTTGTAGTAGATATCTATGCGAATTTATATCTCCTTCTTTAGGAATTTGAAAAAATAAATCTTCATATAATTGAAAGAAATCATCTATACTAAAAGAGGGAGCCTCAATTTCTGGCTCTGTTTTTATTAATTGTTTAAATTCAGTATCAATAACTTTTGTATACCTATCTTTAAAGTAAGATTTTTTTATAATTTCTATGTTATTAGGCATTATCGTATAACGTTAAAATAATAATCATTGTCAGATACTATTGTTTCTCCGTTTGTTAAAACAGTTTTAAATATAAGTTTATAATATCTTTCAGGCTCTAAACCATTCATATATACATCAAAATAACTACCACTTGTATCACAACTAATTTTTGTATAAGTTGTATCGTAATCTACAATAATTTCTTCAGTATGCAAATCTTTTATAGACCAATATGAAGAAGAAGGTAATGCTTTATTAACTATATATAATGAACTAGTTTGAAATACCCTAGCAGGAAATTTATCTCTTGCATTTACTCTAAATCTTTGTATAGAATCTTGCTGAAATTGGCCTTTATTATTACCTAAAGTAATAACAAATAAATTAGAATTAATAACAGATAAAGAACCAGTGTTATACACTGAGTCGTCCCATCTTATTTCTAGGCAAGGAGGGTATATAGTGTGTGTGTTATCTGAGAAATACTTTGTTTCGAATTTAGAAGCTGTAGTAAATTCTACTGATGAGGAATGTTTTAAAATAAACCCATAATTAGCTAAAGTACCGCTGTACCAAGCATTTACAGTGTTACTAACTTTAAATTCTAAATCTTTAGAAGTGGCAAAAGTAATAGATTGAGTAGCAATATAATTAGAACCAGTATACCATAATCCTCCTCCTACATTACTGCCTGATCCGTAAGATCCTGTTGTGCCCCCAGGGAAATTACCTGCTGTAAACCATGTACTACCACTTATATTATCTTTAGTATACCAACTAACTCCATCTGTTGTTTCTGGTGAGTTTCCTAATCTTCCTGTTCCTTTATCCCAATCAGAAGCTAAAGGATAACTATATAATGTATAATTTAAAGGTATAGCAGAAGCATCTGCTAAATATAATTTTAAGTAAGAATCAAAGGATTTATTACCTACTTTATTTAAAATGATATCACTTATTTCGCTACTAGGAAATTTAATTAAAGCTCTAGAAACTTCATTAGTAGAACTAATGGATTTAAAAGTACTAATTTCTAATATTTCATCTAATCCTGTATTTTTATTTGGATAATATGAATATATTGTAGCACTTTTTTCAGGGAATATTTTGTATACAGCCATAAGTAATAGTTACTATGTATAAATATAAAAAAATTAATTTTTTATATTATTAAAACACTACTACTCTACCCTGTATATCAGCGTTAGGATATCTAACTTCAAATATAGATGGGTCTAAAGAAGGATATATTACTCCTTTTCTAGTAGCTGCTTCTATATCATAGCCGTATTGAGAATATGTAGTTCCTGTGTTGTCTTGTTTATTTACTATCTCTATTTTGCTTACAGATTGTACTCCTTTAATTTGAAGTAATCTAGCTACTATATTAGATATAACTATAGGTTGATTTATTTGCCATTTATCAATCATAAAATGATCTTTTAAAGCAGATATACAATTAGTTAGAATATCATTATTATTATATCCTCCGTAAATTATAACTTCAAAATTAACACCAATATTAATATAATATGCGTTTTTAATATTAATAGCATCAGTGACCATTCTATAATCCTCTAAATAAGTTATTAGATTATTTTTTAAAGCGGTAGGTGCTGTTACTAATTGTTTACTTGAATTATAAGCTAAAATATATAAATCTAATGCTAATGGATTACCATTATCTTCAAAATCTTGAGTGATGTATGCTTTTGCTATACTACCGTAATCTGATGGAAGTGATAAAGTTCTTAGAATATAATCTGTTTTTGTAACTGCTCTTAATTGAGTAGAATAAGCATGAAGAGCATTATTTCTAATTTCTTCAATTTCATCTCCTCCTCTTCCTCCAGCAGAGGCTGTAGGATTAGTAGCAACAATACTATTTAAAATAGTAGAAGATAAAGGCCCAGAATATCCTGATTTAAATGATATCCCTGATGTACTAATATTAGTTAAATCGTTTGAAGAAACGTTAGATGTTATTCCACCTCCTACTAAATATCTTACAGTTAAAGTAGTATTAGAAGGAGCAATACCGTATTCTTGAGTATAAAAAATAGAAGCCTGATTATAATTATTGGTAAGTAAAGATACTCCAGGAACTAATCCTAACTGAATATTATCAGGCGTAGGGAGAATAGTTTGATCTGTTTTATTAGAAACCCCTGATCCAAATTCTAATTGTAGATTACTGTCAGATAAAAATCTGGAGGTAAATCTATATGGAACTCTTTTTATATTTAATAGATAAGGTACTTGATCAGAACCGTAAGTAGGATTAGATAATCTTTCATATATAGTTGATTGTGCTAGATAGGGTACCTCGTACCATGTATTTCCATTACTATCAGTTACATCTAATATTTGTAATATATTTTCATCTTCTATATCTACAGTTGTAAATTTTTGAGGAGCTCCAAAAACAAAAGAAGTGGATTTAATCTCAGCAGATATTGCAGGAACTGATTTTTTTACAAGAAAATAGTTATTAGTAGAATAAGCTATTTGTGTGTCTGAACTACCTGTGTCTGAGAAATCTAACTGTTTTGTGGTTAGAAATTTTGTTCCTTTAGAAGTAGATGTAACAGAAGTATTAGCTGGGATTATTAATGCATACGAAGCATCAGGTGAAGATACTCCTCCCGAGCTAGTAGCAGGCATTAATTGATATATGTCTAATGTTGTTGATGAAGCGTATGATGCTTTAGGTCTATATCCTAAAACATAGGATAAAGCATATAAATTTTCTTTCTGTTTAGAATATATTAAGAAATTTTCTTGTACTTGAGTATCTAAATAGAAGGACATTACATCTCCTACATAGGCGGCTGTCTCTATAAATAAAGATCCAGGATTGTTATCCGAGAAATCATTATAAGAGGTTGGAAAGTAAGTTTTAGCATAATTTAAAAGATTAGCTTTAAAATCAGTAAAACTTTTATTTAAATATGATATATTTTTTTCATCAGCCATATTATATTAATTGAATTGTTATTTCGTCTTGTTGTCCTGAGAGATTAATTGTATAGCTAATGGTTAGGTAAAGAGTATTTCCATCTTCATTAGGAGAAAATTCTATGTTCTTTACAGAAATTTCTTTAGACATAAATGTTCCTACCGACATTGAAATTTTTTCCCTTATATTATTATATGTAGATTCATTTAAAGGATCAAATAAGGAATTTAATATACCTGTACCATATTCAGGATTCATTACTCTTTCGCCTTTATTAGTCAATAACAAATTAATTAAATTAGATTTAATTTGATCTTTTGTACTATAATTAAATTTAAATACACTAGGATCGTCAAAAGGAACAGCAATTCCTATTGCTACTTTTTGTAAATCTAACGGGTTAATTCGTGTAACTTGAGGTATAGGCATATTATGTATCTAAATTTCTTAATCCTGATCTATCCATAGGAGTCATATTATTAGCAGCATCTTGTATAAATGCTAAATATGGGTTTACTCTTTGACCAGTTGTTTCATCTATTTTATTTATAACTTGTAAATTTGAAGCTTGAGTGGGTGTTTGATAACCCATCATTCCTCCAATTTTTTGAGCTAATTGCTGGCGTGTGTTAGGATCTAAAGCGTTAGATCTGACAGGATTCACATCATTACTTGTAAATGATAGAGTTCTATTCTCAGTTAATGCTTGTTTGTTCTGTTGAGCCATGACTTCACTAATTATTGAAGGCATTTCTTCATAAATTGCTTCAACTACTGCTTCTTTAATTAATTTTTTAAATACGGATATTTTCATAGATATAAATATTTATGCTTCTAAATTTCTTTCGTCTATTATTAATTTTAATTGATCTACTAATGTTTGGGGATCTAATGTAAAGGATGCCTCACTTTTTAAAACTTCTACACCTGAGGTATCTAAGGCTACAGCGTATCTACGTGAATTTCCCTTAACAACAAATTTTGGATTTTGTTCGTTTTTAATTTCAAACTTAAATCCTTTATAATTTGGTATATCTCCTTCTGTTTCTCCAATTTGGTTTAAAAGTTCATTAAAATCTGTAGGAGGAAAAAAGACTGCTGTTTTAGTATCAATTAATGAATTTATAGGTAATAATTGTGCTTTTATTCGTGTTATGTTATTTATAATATTACTAATAATAGGGTTAACTATAGCTAAAACTGCGCTTAACCCAAGAACTATTTTATTAGCCTTTTCTAAAACAGCTGAAAGTTTTGTTATGACATTAACAGGAATACCTATACCAGGAGGTACGGAAGTAGGTATAGGGATAACACTGATTATAGTAATTACTATCCCAAATATGCTTATATATGTTTGAATCTTTTTTAAAGAATCAGATATATTTTTTATTCTTACCTCTACTCTTTGAATTTCTTTAACAGCACTATCCCTGGCTATTCTTGCTTGATTTATCTTATCAGGAGTATTAGCTGCTCTAATTATATCGTTTGTTTTGTTAACTAATTTCTGTAAGCGTTTTGTTTCACTAACAGCTTTAATTAATTGATCGGTTAATATTAATACCAAAATAGGTACTATAGTTTTTTTGATAGCTTTAAATACCGCTTGTTTTTTTGCTTTGATAGCAGCGTTTCGTTCTTCTTTAGATAATTTAAATTTTTCTTGAAGTTCTTTTTTCTTCTTATCAAGTTTACTCTTTGCTTTCTTTTCAGGATCTTTTTTTAATTTATCTAATTCTGTTTCTTTTGTTTTTTGTTCTTCTTCAAGAATCTGAATACTTAACTCATAATTAGTGTTTTCTATTAACACATCTTTTTCATATTCTATTCTTAAATCTTCTAAGGTTTCGTTAGATGCATTGTTTTGAGATTGAAACTCAACTTGAGTATCATAATTAAGTTTTAATGTGTTAAGTTTTACAGAATGATCTACCTTAAGTTTTTCTTTTTTAAGTATTATCTCATTAATCTCTAATTTTAATTTAATCTTAGGATCGTTTTTTACAGTAGATATTACTTTCTCTTTACCTTGACTTTTTACTTGATCTCCAAATGCTTTAACTTTACTAGTTGTTGCTGTCTTAACAGTTTCAGGATTACTTACTAAACTAGATACGTTAGAACTATTTATAAAAGAGTTAGTAGCCATTATATTGTATAGTTACGATCTGAAAGTAATTTTTTAATAAAATTCTCGTATTTTAAAGAATCTTGTAAATATTCATTTAATTCTTCTGCGGCGGTTTGGATATCGACTAATTCTGATCCCTCAGGAGTTGATTTAGCTTTTGATAATTTAGAACAAAATATTGATAAATTAAGAAGCAAATCTGAGAGAAAATCTGTTAATTGTATTCCTTTAACTAAAGGCTCATCAGGTAAAGTTCCATCAACATCTGTACCTAAGAATATTTTTCCAGAATTAAGATGAACTCTATTAGTAGCATTTAGATTAATAATATTTTCAGTACATATCTCTATATTAGTTTGCGCAGATATTATTACCTCGTCTTTTTTAGAGTTAATTATTACTCTATCACTATTTACTATTATTTGAGGTTTGTAATATTTGTCTATAGAAACAGGATTAGTTAACGGGTTTAAAATACCTTTTTTACCTATAATTAAAGGTAAAGTCTGAGAAGATGTTAAATATATAGAAGAGTATTCTTTGTTTATTTGTTCTATATGGTAAGGAGTATTACTAACATCTTGCCCGTTGGATAAAATTACTATAGGATCTCCATCTTGACCTGGGCCTTTGCTCCATTCATTGTTATATAGTCTAGATCTTACAGTACCGCCAAAACGAATTGAGTTTCCATTTCTACCTTGAGTTATTTTATCTCCTGGGAATCTTAGTAAATTTTTTGAATTTTCATTAATTTGAAAATCTTTAAATTCCTCTGTATCGTTAGCAGGTTGAGCATTATGTTGTGCATTATTCCATACAGCTATTGTTCCTAAATAATATTCTTGAACAGCAGCGGATGATACTTGCGAATAGGCAGCAGGTAATGTTTGAATTAGAACTAATTCATTCTCTAAAGGATATGATGTTTCTGTTGAAAATGGTTTTGCTTTTGAGCAATTATCAAAAAAAGATTCTAGATCTGTAATTTTATTTAAGTCTATATCTTTAGAAATGTCGTAATTTAGATAAAAAACGGTTCCTAAAGCATTATATCCTCCTATTTTTTCAAATTGTTTTTTAGTAGGTTTATTCTCTCCATCGGCAATACCAAATACTTTTCCTACTTTAGCTTTTAATGAGGCTGAGTTTCCAATTGGCCTGTTAGCTGAGGCAGCTATACTGCTTAAATTTTCTCTTATTACTAAACTCATTTAATCTCGATTTTTAAAGGTTGATCAAGAAGTTTTTGACCTTGTTCTTTTATTTCTTCTTGTTGTCTAATTAAATCTTGTATTTCATCAAAATTTATTAACTCACCTTGAGATGTAGTATTAGCAGTAGCAGCACGTTGAGCTATTGCTGCCATTTTAATTAACTGTTCGTTATTTTTTACATTAACATCAATTAAATCTTTAACAGTAGGCATAAGCATTACTGCATTACCTGCGTTTTGGCTAGCTATTGGTTTAAGAGTATCAATAAGATCGCTAATTTGTTTATCAACGTCTTTATTATTTTTATGTATTTGTTTAAATATGTCCGCTAATGACTTATTATCAAATAATACTACGTCACTAAATTTATCCATAATATAATATATTACTAATAAAAAATTAAAG